ACTACAGTTCGATGAATCAAAATCTGACAACCCGTTCGCATACTACACGGCGGCAATCACAAACAGTTTCACGAGAATACTGAACATAGAAAAGAAGAATCAAGCAATCAGAGACGACTTGCTAGAGTTCAACGGAATGATGCCTAGTTTCACAAGACAGAATGAAAACGAAACAGCAGGACCGTCATATCAGAAAAGAATGAAGACAGCACACGGTGACGTGCATGAGGTCAACAAGACCACATTGAAGAAGTTGAACAAAACCTTGAAGAAGAAAGGCAAACTGGACTCAGATGATTTCGACGACGTGCAATTCAAGAACAAGATAGATATGACCGATCACAAACCAACAGTGAAGAAGAAGTGGTAAGAAATGGCATTTTTTAAAAAGGTAGCCTGTTTCACGGACATACACTTCGGGCTCAAGGGCAACAGTCGTGTACACAACGACGACTGTGAGGAGTTCGTAAAATGGTTCATAGCACAGGCCCGGGCAGAAGGGTGTGAGACCTGCATATTCCTAGGCGACTGGCACCATCACAGATCGGCCACAAACGTTTCCACAATGAACTACACAGTTTCCAACATGGAGAGACTGGGTGCGGCGTTTGAGAAGGTTTATGTGATAATGGGAAACCATGACCTATACTACAGGGACAAGAGAGAAATCAACTCCATGGAATACATCAGGAACATTCCAAACATACACATTGTAAATGAATGGTTGGTAGAGGATGACGTTGCCATACTGCCATGGATCGTGGAAGACGAATGGAAGAAGATTGAAAAGATGAAACAGAAGTACGTGTTCGGACACTTCGAACTGCCATACTTCAAGATGAACGCAATGGTGGAGATGCCAGATGTGGGCGGAATACAGACAGATCATTTCGCAGGTTGCGGTAAAGTGTTCTCAGGACACTTCCACAAGAGACAGTACATGAAAAACGTCACATACATGGGCAACGCCTTCCCACACAACTACGCAGACGCATGGGATGACGATCGTGGCATGATGATATTGGAATATGGCAACGAACCAAAATTTGTGAATTGGCCAGACATGCCTAGATATATCACTATCAAAGTTTCTGAACTACTGGAAGACCCGGACAAATACTTGAAACCAAAGATGTACGTGAGGGTAACACTGGATATAAAAATTTCATACGAAGAAGCCAACTTCGTAAGAGAGACATTCATAGACAAATACCAATTGAGAGAACTACAACTGATACCGGAACAGGTGGACAACGCACAGCAACCACTAGTGGAAGTGCAGAAGTTTGACAGCGTTGACCAAATCGTTATCAAGCAGTTACAAGGTGTGGACTCAGAGGTCTATGACAAGAATGTACTAACAGCGATTTACAACGATCTAGATGTCCAAAATTAGTAAAAGAAAATTGATAAAAGTTCTGAAGGGCGATCTCGAGGAACCTGTAACCAAACAATCACTGTTGGATCAACTTGCAAAACCTGTGACACAGGAAGAGTGGTTGAGAGGATATAACGAATGGAAAAGGAAACAACTTGCTAACAATTAAAGAACTCACAGTAAAAAACTTCATGAGTGTGGGCAACCAGGCCCAAGCCATTGACTTCTCCAACAAGAGCCTCGTTTTGGTTATTGGAGAGAACATGGACCTGGGAGGTGACGACGCAGGTGCAAGGAACGGTACAGGTAAGACAACCATCATAAATGCATTGAGTTATGTGTTCTTTGGTGAAGCACTGACAAACATAAGGAGAGACAATCTTGTAAACAAGACCAACGAGAAAGGTATGTTGGTTGGTGTTAAGTTTGTGAAAAATGGAATAACCTACACGATCGAGAGAGGACGTAAACCACAGATATTTAGATTCTATGCCAACGACATAGAACAGAAAACAGAGAGCAACGAAGCACAAGGTGAGAACAGAGAAACACAAGTGGAGATAAACAAACTGATGGGCATGACCCATTCCATGTTCAAGAACATAATAGCACTGAACACCTACACACAACCATTCCTTTCTACAAAACAGGCAGAGCAGAGAGAAATAATCGAACAGTTGCTGGGAATCACACTGCTGTCACAAAAAGCGGATCTCCTGAAAGAAAAACAGAAAGCCACGAAACAGATGCTGACAGAAGAAAAATTAAAGATAGATGCCCGGGTGGCCAGCAATGAAAAAATACAGGAGTCCATAGAGAGCCTGCAGATCAGATCCAACGCTTGGACAAAGCAAAAAGACGATGACATAAAAAGTTTCAAAGAAGCGATAGCAGAACTGGACAAAGTGGACAGTGAGATAGAGATAGAGAAACACAAGAAACTGCAGAAAAGATCTGAATTACAGACTATGTTGAGAAGCCTAGAGAAAGAGAAATCCTATCATGAGAACTCGCTGACAAAAGCAGAACACACAGTTTCAAAAACAAATGCGGATCTGGAATACGCAGAACAACAGAAATGTCCAACATGCGAACAGGAACTACACGACGACAAGCACACACACCTAGTGGATAAACTAAAAGTGCAACTCACAGAATCCACGGACTACGTGACCAAACTGAAATCAGATCTTGCAAAGATACAAGAAGGCATAGACGATGTGGGAGATCTCGGTCAGATGCCAGAAACATACTATGACACCATAGACGAAGCGTACAACCACAAAGGATCGTTGAAGGACCTACAAAGACAACTGGAGCAGACTGAGAAAAAAGAAGACGCCTACGCAGAACAGATCGCTGAAATGAAGAAATCTGCGATACAAGATATCGACTACGAAAAAGCCAACGAACTAGAAGACCTACACAGACATCAAGAGTTTTTATACAAACTGTTGACAGCGAAAGATTCATTCATAAGAACAAGGATCATAGAACAGAACTTGACATACTTGAATCAGAGATTGGCATACTTCTTAGGAAAAGTAAAACTGCCACACACGGTCACTTTCCAATCAGATCTAAGTGTGCGTATCGAGGAGTTAGGCAGGGAACTGGATTTTGATAACCTAAGCAGGGGTGAAAGAAACAGATTGATCCTGAGCTTGAGTTGGGCGTTCAGAGATGTGTGGGAAAGCCTTTATCAACAGATCAACTTGCTGTTCATCGACGAACTTGTGGACGCAGGCATGGACATATCTGGTGTTGAGAGTTCAATGGCTGTGCTTAAAGACATGAGCAGGACACAGAAAAAGAATATATTCCTGATATCTCACAAAGATGAATTGGTAAGCAGAGTGAACTCTGTATTAAAAGTAGTTAAAGAGAATGGATTTACAAACTACGCCAACGATGTGGACATCATAGTATAATGAAAATACTGATAACAGGTGGTAATGGATTTTTAGCAAATAGTTTCAAGACTTACATTGATGGTGATTATTACGGCAAAGACATGCTAGATGTTACAAGTGCAAACTGTATACGTAATTTGCCAATTTATGACGTGTTGATACACACAGCAACAGGCACGCCTGATATTAACAAAAACTTGCCTTTACTGTTTTCCAAGGCAAAGAAAATATTTGCGTTTACAAGCAAACAAGGTACCTTTTTGAATTGGAAAAGATCCGGACCCATCGAATATGGTTTGGAAAAATTAACTTTGAATTTCCTTGCATACAGGCACAACATAGAAAATAATAATGCTCAAATATTTGAACCCGGACACATGGAGACCACAGAACAGTATGATCAAATTGCTGGGAAATTTAGTGCTGTATACTCGGACTGGAAGTTTGAAAAGAACATGATCTATGATCTTTCTGCTGATAGATATATTGCTTACTGATACCTAACGTAAAGACTCATCCTGCCATCCTCTTTAATTTCTTCAACCCCATGATGACTATAGACTCCATTATACAGAGCATACCCATAATTTGCTTTGAAAGGAAAAGTGTATAGAAGTTCCCCTGTTGAATCATAGAGTGATGTTCCTTCGTTGTTGTCACTCAAATAAACCTGCAGATGTAATTTAATTCTTGGATCATCAACGTGGGGTGGGAGTTTGTATCCTTTACCGTCTATCCAGACATCAGCAGAAGCAAACTTTAGGCTAGTGTTAAATTTTTTTTCAAGTGAGTTGGTGATAGTTGTGTCCATAAAAAATACCGTAAGTTTTTTCATCACTTCGTTGTGCTTGGATAGTTTTACCCTGTTGAGCTCTAATTGATTTTCTAATTTCTCGAAATTCTCTCGTTTGACAAATTCTAGTTCGTAATCATTACCAAAAAAGTTAGGGTATTCTTGGTAAATTATTCCCTTGACAACTTTCAATGGTGATTTTTCTATTGACAGAACCACATCTTGTGTGCTTAAATTGAACATATGTTAATTAATTATATCGTACGACAATAGAAGGAGAAAAACATATGTCAAATGAAACACATGATGCTATCATGACAGCGATTCAAACTTACTCAGAAGAGAATGGTAAGTTCGTTGATAAGGGTGTAAAAGCCTCTGCAACAAGAGCCAGAAAGGCCCTAGCAGAATTATCTAAACTGATCAAAGCAAGAAGAAAAGAAATTCAAGAAGTGAAGAACGCGGCCAAGACAGCGGCGTAATCGATCATTGGATTTTGCAAAACCCAAAGCCTCCGGCTAGCAATAGTCGGGGGTTTTTTTATGACTTGAGGATTCCCTTGCCGTGTACTCTCACACGTATATGACCATTGTAGTAATTGTTAGTTTCCAGCACCTTGCGTGAGAATTGCTCACGTGCCTCAACGTAAGATAGTTCTGCCTTGGACTTGCAGTAGAAAAGTATCTCCCTTGTGAACTTGTCCTTACCAAGTTTATTGACATCTATCGTGAGATCATCACTCGATCCATAGTAGTCCTGCCAGTCCGAATCCACCTTGTACCTACGCTTGTTCTTCCTGCCCTTGAGTGGAGGTCTAGACCTTTTGAATCTTGCCAACTTCTTGCCGATGTACATCCTACCGTTGGTAGTGTTGGTTATGAGGTAGACAAATCCAACCACATCTTCTGGAATCGTGGTAATTTCATTTCCTTCATACGTCCAATGCATGATGGTATTTAAAGCCAAAAAGATTGACCTAAAATTAAAACTCATATAAACAAGTGCGATAGGCAAACTACAATTTCTTTTACAAATTCCAACAGGCAAACATAGCATCGCAACCAGTGAGCAAGGAAATGCGGCCGACAAGGCGACAGGTGAATCCTTAGATGCAAACGGCAAAAAATGATGGGGCTCTTAGAAAAAGTTAATCCCCAGGTCCGCCAAGAACTATTATACAAGGGTTTGACGGGCTCGCGTTGTAATGAATGAGCAAATGGGTACAGCACAACCGCCCAACCACGGTAGCGATGTATAGTGACTGCGAACTCACCACAGGGTTCAAGTCGGTTCGGCTAGAAATAGCCGAATTGTGACTGCTCATCTACCACAGAGTACGCATATATA